GATCTCACCTTCTTTAGCTAAAAATAAAAATTCTTCATTAGATAGATAGCGATTATTATGAACTATAGCTATCTCTTCTAAAGAGCTGAATTTAACGTGTTTTACTAAACGTTCCAGCTCTGGGAATAGATTTAAAGAGTTTAAAAATAAAAAATAAATAGCGTCGGCTGTCATCTCTACTTGTTTGACGCCGTTGGTATAAGGTAATAGACTTTTATGAAAAGATACAGTTACACTAGACAAGATGTCGCTCTTCTAACTCTTCATACATAAGAGATTTTAGTTTTTTATCATACCAATAAATATAGAAACGGTTATTGAACCCTACTATAAACTTGTAGCAGTCGAAAACCGTACTAGCCATATCTTCTTCGCTAGGTATAGGATTATCACTTCCTGGATGAGAGTGAACTATACCCCACGTAGTATCTTCATATTGTAATAAACTAACAGGATCTAAGATAAAATTAGTTTTTGGAGATCCGCTGATATTTTTACAAGGCACATACTCCCAGTCAGTAGTTATTATACCGCATGCCTCCCTAGGATACTCATTAATAAAATGAGTAGTCATTTGATCTTTTAATTTTTCTAAAACTGATGCCATCTATAAATATCCACCGTATATTGTTTATAATATCTACCGTAAGGAGCTATCCAACTGTTATTACCTATCATAGTTTGTAGAATTTTATCTTTACCAAGATAGAGAGCGCAGTGATTAGCAATATTGGTAGTTCCAATAGACATAATAATCATATCGTATTCTTTCGGAGTTTTAACAGACCTAAACCCAGCTCTCTCAGCACTAGGCTTACCAAACAAATGGTTATTAGTTTCTATATACCATTTTTCTTCTGGATTACTACAAAAATCTGCAGTAGATAGAGATATCTCTATACATAATTCGTGTTTATATACCCATCGAACGAGATTAAAACAATCTATACCTGTATCTGGATTATCTCCTAAATGTTTATAGGGAAATCCTTCGTATTTTAAATATCTTTCCATCTAATTATATACTTTATCTTATCTCTATATTCTTGATTAAGTTCATCAATTTTTATGTATTTTCTATGATGAATAAATCTATTTAATCCAATATAAACACCGAAATGTTGTGGTCTAATATCTCGCAATTTAAAAAGAATAATATCAAATTCTTGTATATCTGAAAGATTTACTAATTTTGCTTGATTAAGCGTAATAAATCTATCTATATCTTCGTAAGATACTGAAGAGCCCCAGTTATGTTTGAAATGATACTGAGCCATCTCTTCGATACCTTGAATATGGTATCCTTGATCTTCACATATCTTCTCTATAAGAGTCAAACAGTTATAACTTTCATAGGGCAGGTATAAGTATGTAGTCCAATCCATTATCTTGGTAAAGTTCCTCCTGTACCAGGGAATCCTCCAAAATGAAATTGATTACCGCGCAGTTCGCAAGCCTGTAAATTTTTAGCACATATGTCTTCTGATAAAGTGTATACAGTTTCATTACGAATATTAAAAAATCCATTAGCAGTAGCTCCGTCTGCTAATAAAGTTCCATTAGATACAATTAAAGTGTTAGATCCAGGTATGAGACCTGTTCCGCCAGTAGGATACTGACATTCACTTCCTTTATACACCCAAGGACAAACATTCTTATAGAATTTACGTCTAGGTAATTGTAATTTAAAATACTGTAACCAACTGGTTAATGAAAATGTTGCAGTTTGCTCATTTAATTCACTAAGACTATCAATTTTAAAAGTATCTAGCACATAGTTTTCAGAATCACGTTCTTGATTTACTATAAATACGTTAGATCCTGGTATAAAATTAGCGCCTACATCTGTATTACATACTAGATATGGGTGATTAATAGCTACTATTTCAAATTTATTAGAACCTGTCACACTATTGGTAATAATATCTCCTACTCTATAAGGTAAAGTAGTTATCATATTAATTAAATTACTTGAAGATCCATTATAAAATTCATTAGATACGGTGCTGTATTCAGGCCACACATCGAGAAAATTGGCAAAAGTAGTTTTTATCTCTACAACAGCGCCAAGTAAATCTCTGGAATCTTGTTTTAACCTAGTCCAAGTCCCTCCTGTAGATAAAGTGGAATCATAATCAAATGCTGCATTAAGTCCTCTGGCTTCCCTTACGCTAGCATCGTAACTACCATGTGAAGGAACTGTTCTAGGATCTATGCCGTTTACTAATTCTCCGTTAACATAAGCAGTGGTAGATCCTGTACTATTATTACCTACAAGAAATGGGTTTTCTACAAGAGATCCTATAAGATTATCAAAGTTAGATACTGTAATAGATAGGTCATTTATTTTACCAGACGAATCTGTGCTTAAGACACCGCTGTTAATAGGATATGGTATAAATTCCTGACCGCCCATATGAACTCTATAATTTATGTCCGAGATATAATCACCACGTATTTCTGCAAATCTAAATGGAAAACTATAAGGCCAGACAAGTCCTGCTCCGTCTCCACTTGGATTACCATATTCATTAGTAGGATACCATTCTCCAGGATAATATATAGTATATAGTCTAACCAGCGGCTTTTGCTCAAAACTATTCTTCTCTTTAATAAACTTGCTTACGTTAATAGCACTAACATTAGCAGTTCCTGTAGTTTGTTGAGTGTAAGTAGAAGTAGTGTTGCCTATGTCATGAGTATTAGAACTAGTAGTCTTAACTATGTAGTTACTAAATATCTGTTCACCAACATGAAATTCAGCAATCGTATTAGATAGTTTTACCTTAATATTACTAGTAGCTACATCTACATTGGCTATGATTGCCTCTGTTAGAGAAGTAACGCCTATAATAGTATTACCGGCCTTAAACCCTGTAGTTGTATTTACTTTTAATATGTAGTCGTAGTTTCTAGAAGTCATTAACTAAATACCTCTTTTAGCTTCATGCTAACAGTATAGAAATTTTGAGAAGGTTGTGATCCAGAACTAGCCACATGAGTAACTTTTACAGGACCGTCAAAACGAACAGTAACAGAACCACTATCATTTATGTGACTAAGATCAAAAACAAAAGACTCATAATCACCGCTTCTAGCATTATAGAAATTATCTATAGCTATTTTATGAACCCCAGAAATATTAGTATAAGAAAGATCATAACTACGACGAGGACGACGACTACGTAAACGTCTAGTCTCGTAGCCTGCCTGACTCTCGAAAGTTAAGGTATCAAATTGTTTATCAGTAGAGAAGCCACGATCTGGTTTTCTATCAGACATAGTAGTAAATCTTTCTACTTGCGTAGAGGTGCCTGAAAAAACTCGGATATCTAAATTAGCAACATTTGAAGCTAGTGCCGGAGATATATCTATACCATAACTACCTAAGGTAGAACTTGGAAAAGTATATGCTGATGGATTTTGAACGACACCGTCTACAGATACCATCATCTGATTTGCCTCAGCAGGAGTTCCTGTGATAGCCCATGCAGTTCTAGACCCATTTATCTGATAATTATTTCCATTATAACTAAGAACTGAGCTATTACTATAAAATATAGGAGAGATCTGAAGACTATCTTTAGTTATTTTCAGAAAATCTGGCACTGCTAAAGTTTTTATCTCTAGACTCGTAGCGCCTGGAGCTACTATAAAATTAACCGTTCCTTTATTATTAGATAGAGTATAACTATTATAGGCCTGAACTATTCCGTCAACTACTATAGCGACTTCGGCCGGAGTGCCGACATAGCGGCCTATATTAAAACTAGAAGTAACTCCTGTAGAAGTATAGGTAACACTACTTACTATGGAATAGTTATCTGGGGATACATTTGCTCCACTAGGATAATATGCTACCATTACATACCTCTTAAGGTCTTACGAATTGGACCGTTATTCTGGATATCTCTTACTACTATATCTACTATCATATCTCTTCCATTCATAGATACTTTTGGAGTTCCCACTACTTCTTGTGAGGTTCCTTGATTATTTACATTTACCATAACATTTCCTGGAGCAGTTTGTCCAGTTGCATTCATCTGATTAAGGGTTTGTCCTCCTATGGCCATAGCGGCTGGACGACGAATGACAAACTCACCAGGTTCCAATAGTGCAGGAACTCGGTCTCTTAGACCCGCATATCCGCCAGCGGCCATGTGTTTTACAGGCCCCCCTATAGCCATAATACCCGATTCAAGCCCAGCTCCTCCCATAGTAGCATAGGATTGAGTTAGTTGACCCCCTGTAGGACCGCTGCTGAAAAATCCTTTAATAGAGTTACCTATAGAAGCAAGAGGGGCTCCTATAACATTACCCAAAGAGTTACCAAGATTTGCAAAAGCATTACCAGTTATACCTTGTTGTAACTGTGCTAGAGGTCCTGTTGAAATTCTAAGACTTCTAGTAGCTGGATCATATACGTTGCTTAATACGGTATCAGCGCTTCTTGGCGTTACAAATCCTAACCCACCTAATAAACCTTCAAAAAATCCTCCTACAAATTCCTGTAGAGGAGCTGTTATAAATTGCTTGGCTAAACCTTGTTGAATAGTCTCTAGTGAAGCTACACCAAACTCTTTTAAAGATTTAGTTAATGCTTGAGTAGGTTTTACACCTTCGTTTATAGTTTTGAAGAAATTTCTAACAGCAGTATCTAAGTTATCTTGTATACCTCTGCTAATATCATTAATAGCTCTTACAAAAGCACTTGATTTTAACTGCGCAGTTACCACAGCTTTAATCAGAGTTTCTGTGTTTTTATTTTCGTCTCCTAGAAGATCTAGCCTATCTTTCAATAGTTTACTATTCAAATTAGATCTTTCTATTATTAAATTTCTGCGTCTACCTTCAGCAGCATCTTTTTCGTCTTGTCTTTCAGCTTTTTTTATTTTTATTTCATTGTCTCTTATTTCATCTTCTAACTGTCTGAGACGAGTTAATCCTGCTATTTCTGCGTCTATACCTTCTTTTCTAAGATTATTAGCAGCAAGCACGCCACTACGCTGTTCATCTGCTATTGTTTTTTGCGTTTGAGCTATAGTTCCACTTGCGTTTCTGCTAATTGTTAAAGTATTTTGTAATTCTTTAATTCTATCTGAAAATACTTTATTTACATTAGTAGCTGTTTCGTTATATTCTCTTTGCTCTCTTTGTAAAGCTTGAAGCTCTGTAGGATCTAATCCTAGAGCTCGACCGAAATTTATTGCAGCCTGATTTAATCCTTTTATAAAACTATCATACACCTGTTGCTGTCTCTCTAAGAGTTTTATCTGGCTATCTAACAAATCTAATTCAATAGTTCTTTTCTTCTCATCGGCATCAGCTCTTGTTTTATCTGCTAATGCCTGTGCATCGGCAACTGCATTTTGTGCGAGTAATATATCTCTCTCATTTTTTAGCTTTTTATCTTCTAAATCTCTTCTAGCCTTAATAATCTCTCCCTCTTTTTGTATTTGTCCATCAAAAAAAGTCTGTCTTGTATTAAGAGATTCAATTTCTGCTCTAATAAATCTAGATCTACGATTTATATCTTCTTCTGCATTTCTAGCCTCTTCTTCTATAAGAGCTTTTCTTTCAGACAGTTGAATAGCTTGTAGTTCATAATTTTTTATGGCAGCATCTCTATCTATCTCTATTCTAAAAGCTTCACCGCCTATACCGGGTAGTATATCCGCTACTGTTTGCTTTAGTGCTAGACGTGACAATTCAGCCTCTTTAGCTACTTTAGCTCGGGCTGTTCCTATCTGTATAGTAAGTTGGTTTTCTGTAAATAATAAATCTGCCCTAACTTTTTCTCTTTCAATCTGTTTATTTAATATATCTAAACGACTTTTTGCGTCATCATCTTGGGCCTTAAGTAATGCTAATCTAGCTTCATCTTGACGAATAAGTATCTGGCCGGAACGTTGTTCCTTTTCTCCTTGCGCCTGTAAGCGTGACACTTCGTTTTGTAGCTTAAGTAATTCAAGTTGATCCAGTAGCACTTTTATCTGTTCTAGGTATTCTTCTTTTCTTTTTTTCTCATTTTTTAAAAGATCAGCTGCAAATAACGACTGTTTAAGCATAGATCCTATGTTTTGTTTACTTAATACAGTAATTTTACTATACTCTTCAGTCATGGATTTAATATCTTGCGTAGATTGATTTTGCAATACTGCCTCACGCTGTCTTAGAGTGAGTAATGTTTTTTGAAGTTCTGTTTGTTTGTCTACAGCAGTTATTGTAGGTGATCCTGGAACAGTAACCCCAAACTCCTCGCCACCTATAGGTGTTCGTAGTCGACCTGCCTCTTCTATCTGCTTATTTAATACTATTAAATCATCTGACACTTCCTGTATCCTGCTCTGAAAATCACGCAATCCTCCCGTTGACACAAGCGCTTTACTGTAAAATTGCTCAAATCTATTCTGGCTTAATGCCTTATTAAATAGCTCTACTCTATTAGTATACTGTTCTAATTCTGACTCAGCTAATTTACCATTTTTAAAAATACCAGAAAAATCTATATCTTGTCCTAACTCTCTTTCTGATGTAAAAGCTTTATCTAAAAATTTAATAAGGGCTTCTTGTTTTACTAAACCTGCAGTAATAACACTAAGATATCTTTCTTCTATCTTTAACAGTTCTAAAGACTTTTGAACTTGTGCTGCCTTTATAATGTCTTCTTCATTTGAAGTATTAACAGCATTAAGTCTAACTTTAGATAAAGCTACTTCTTGCTCCTTAATTCTAGAAGATATAGCTACTAACTTTTCTCCAGCTTGGCTTGCAGTTATCGGACCTCTAGATAGTTCTTCATTAAACTCTAATATTTTAGAAGTAGTCAAAACAGCACTACTAGCTATAGATCCAAATGTTTCATCGGCTAACTCTATTTCTGTTCCTCCGGCAAATTTAACCTTTCCTTGTGGCGTCAATCCTGGTAATTGAGAAAACTGAGGAGTTAACTTAAGTGTTTTTATATAGTCTTCGGCAGCTCCTCCTGCTTTCTGAACACCCTTTAAAATTTGAAAATATAATTCTCTGGTAAGATCGCCCCTATTAAAAGCTTCAATGAAATTATTAACTATAGCTAGTGCAGCTTGTTTAGATTCTTTATCAAGATCCAAAGAGATAGAAATATTAGATCTTATAGTATTTAAGTCGGCGGCGAACTTTTGTTTATCTACATCAGTTCCAAATAGTTTAAGTAAGGGATCTGTAGTAATACTAGCTAAACTACCTACCGTTGTTTTTATAAAATTAGCACCTGCATTAAGAAAATTTCTCTTTAGTAACTCACTAAATACGTCTCCAAAACCAATTCCTTTTACAGCTGATTCAATATATTCATTAGCGGCTTTGGAACCTTCTTCCAAACCTTTTTTACTTACTTCTACGCCTATTTTTATTTTTACCTCTTTTGATATAGAATTAGTTACATCGTTTATAATTTCTGTTGATTTTTTAGCATTATCTCTTAATTTTTCAAAATAATTAAAAATACTTCCTAATATATCTACTCCTAATAGTACTTCACCTAGCAACTGAACTGCAGTTACTAAAGCTATAAATACACTAAATCTAGATATTATTAAAGCTACTCTAGTAGCTACAACTGATAATGTATTAGCAAATTTTTCAAAAGCTTTACCTGCTGTGACAGCCGCATTTCCTGCAGCGTCTTCAATACCAGGTAGATCTTTTAAAGCACTTTTAGCAGCTTGTATTTGTGCTACTCTGACTGCTTCTGTTTTATCTGTTTTTCCTCTTTGAGATTCTTTTCTATCTATAAAACCTCTTAAAGCGTCTTGGGCTGCAGCTATTTGTTGTGGCTGTAAGGTTCCTTCTTTAATAGCTTTTGCAAAACCTTGTTCTAATTTAGTAAAACCCACTAAACTGACTTTTTCAAATGCTTGTGATATAGGGGCTAATTTTTGCTCAAATCCAGGGCCTGCTATTCTTTTAGCTACTGTTCCTCCGAAATCAGCTAATTTTTTAGAAGAATCATCTAAGAAAGTCTTTAACAAGCTGCTAGCTTTAGAAAAAGTTATTGCTAATATCACTAAGAATAATGCTAAAGAGTTACCGATACCTTTAGAGAAAAATGAAGCTATAGGAGCTAATACATCAGCTACAAATCCGCCTAATTTATTTCCCAAATCAGATAAGGTAGCTCCTAATCTATTATATACTTCCGCAGATGTCTCTGTGCTAGTATTAATTCTAGAGAACTTTCTAGTTCCTTCGTCTATAACCGCATTTAAAAAGGCCTGTCTACGCTCAGCCTCTGTCAAGGAATTAGCACTCCTACCTATTTTAGCCGCGTAGGCTTCTACTGCAGGCTCAATACGAGTAAAAATACCTAATTCGTCCAATAGTTCAGGTTCCAATTTAGCAGCACCTCTAATTAACCTATTGAACGAGTCTGTTAAATCTCGTCCGAGTGCTCTACTAGCAGTAGTAGCAACTCCTGATAGCTTAGATATTTGATCTGTGCTAAACCCTGAACTTAGTGCTAAGTTAGCTACTGTAGCTGCTTCTTTTAAAGCTAATTGTCCTTTAGTTATAGTTTGGATATTTGTTAAAATAACATCACCAGACTGTCCTAAGCTAGCAGCTAAATTTCTAGTTCCGTCTATAACTTGGGCAAATTCAGCAACAGATTTTAAAGTAGCAAAGGCCTGTTGTAAAGCAAAGGTTGTTGCAGCAGCGCCTGCATATGCAGCTACTAGACCTCCAAGACCACTAGCTTGAGACGAGAAAGCGCGACCAGTATTCGTAGATTCATTGCCTAGACGAGTTTGTTTTTTAGAAACTTCTTCGCCGGCTTTTCCTACCTTATTTATATCTTGGGCTACTTTATCAGCGCCTTGAGATTGAAATAGTGCTCTAATTACTGTTGTTATAGTTCCGGCCACTCTAGCTCCTTAACTTTGATTGTCTCTGTCTTTCATAATAAGTATTATATTGACCTATTATGTATGTTAGCAGTTCAAATACCTCGCGTCTATCCTCTATTTCATAGAAATCAAAGATGTCTCCTATACCAGAAAACTCTTTACCTAACCATATACCATTCATACCTTCAATCTTATCTGGTAAGATGCTAAATAGCATAAGAGCCTGTTGAGTTTCAAAAGATAAATCTCCCGGTTCGATAGGTATATCTTTCTCAACAGGCTCTGTGCCCATCTGTCGACAAATTTCGAAATACTGTTCTTTAGAAATACTACCTCCAGCAAAACCTTGCTGAAGGTATTTCTCTAGTTTTTTACTGTATTTTCTCTCTTTTTAACAGAGAATGCTTCTAGATCATTTACTGTATCGGTAATAAACTGATCGAAAATACTACTATTTTTTAGTAGTTCAAGAGCTTCTTCAGTAGAATATGGTAACTCATCTTCTGCGTTCATTGCTGATATATCTACCGGTAGCAACTTTGGAAGATGTTTAACTTTAAGACCTTTCCAGCCTTTAATTACGCGTTCAGCGTAAGCCTCAACAAACTTGTCATTATCCACCTCCTCTTCTCTTTGGCGGGTGCGTTTGTTGAATTTGTACACTAGTGCCTGATTTCTAATTTTCATTAAGTCTTCGCGAGGAACATAGCTAATAGTAACTACGAAACCTTCTGCTTCTGGAAATTCTACATCAATAGTCTTGTCTCCAGTGACAAGTAGTGATTTAATTTTAGACATTTTTCCTCATAATTTAAAAATAAAGTGGCGCTTACCGTTTGATCGACGCACGATCGGATGAGGGGATCCCGAAAGATTGTCGCGGTAAGCGCCTTTGGTATTAAGTTAACTAGCCCCTCAACTAGTTAAATGTTACTTCTTAGCGTATAGGTCTACTTCACCACCGGTTGTAACGGTATTGACTGGTTCCTGTGCTTTGAAGTTTACTGATATTGAAATAATATCTTCAATTCCGTGAGTTGGAACGTCAAATACTATTGCAGGCATATTGAGTGCTAGGTATGGAGCAGTAACTCCTCCAACAACTAGGTTTGCATTTGAGAATGCCGTAGGAGCTGGACGACGATCATTAGCTAGATCACGTAGGAATTGAGCAGAATCTCCATCTGCACCGCGTAAGTAAGCGGTGAATGATCCTGTTACTTCTCTAGAACCCGTGAAGCTACCAATAGGGGTATTAACCTTTGATAGTTCTTCTGGAGTGATGAAGGTGATATTATTGTTATAGTTGAAGGTGAGAGCCGTGATTGGGAAAGTATAAGTTGTTGAAGAACCGCCTTCAGGCTGAAACTTAACAGTTAGGCTTGAAAGTCTATTCTTAATGAAGCTTGCAGTAGAGATTGTTCCTGCTACGTTCCACTGATCCCAAGGCTGATAAGAATGAGTTGCAGTGGTTACGTAAGCATTACTGTTAGCGTCTATTGTGGTTCCATTATTTAAAATACCACCAAACACAGATACTGCATTATTTCTAGGAGTACCAGTTAGTTCTATTAGGTTAGTGCCAAATCCAGACCAAGTAGTAGTAGCAACTGCGTCAATAGCAGCGTCTACTGCAGCCTGATTAACTGCTGTATTAGATACTTGATATATAACATTATCAAGCTTGAAATACATATTGTAAGTTGCAGATGTACCAAAATTAGGTGTATGAGCAGCAGTATTACCGCTAGCGTTTCTAGCCGCACTAGCAAACTTCCCACCTGCCTGCCATACGCTAGTAAGCTTATTGGTAGTATAGGTAGAAGTATTTGACATAAGAGCCTGCCATAGATACCAATCTGAGGTAGGCATTGAATTACCTGATGTGTGAACCAAAGTAGCGCCAGTAGTATTTTCAATACCAGTTGGACGGATATATGTTTGGAAATTCCACTCTACAGGGTTCATTGCTGTTTTAAAACGCTTACTAGAGCGATCTGGTGTAGTACCGCTCTCTAAGCTGTTGATGTCCTGAGTAGCTGCAGCCTGTGACATTGCATAACCTGCAAGGATTTCAACCTTCCAAGTATTTGCCGGTGTCATTGCTGATACTGCGTCTCCATCGTTAAGACTTACAGTAGAAAGGAACACTTCACTATTTCTTTGAAGGTTCAATGTTTGTGCCATAATTAACTCCTTAATATAACCCTATGAGTTAGGCGGTCCCTCTTATATTTTATAAGTATAACACCACTTACTATAGGGCGCAAATAATAAAAATTTCAAATGTTAGAATCTTGTATATATACTATTAACGCTCTAATCTCTACTACTCCATAAGGTTCCATTATACCTTCATCTGTAGATAGAGACTCTACTCTACACTCAGTTACGTTTAAGTCTTTAAAAGTAGAACGATATTTCATAGAATCAATAATATATTGAATATCCTGAGCTAGATCAGCTGCTTTTTCTATAGGGTTATCATCGCTATAGATATAACCTCTAACTTCTAAGATAAAACTAGAAAATACTTGAGCGTCTCCTACTCTGTTTCGGGTCTCTGCGCTGATGGGGTAGCAATACACACTAGGAAAATCATTTACAGCAGATAAGTATTCTTGTTTTGCAAAAACGTTTGTAAAAACATTAGCACAAAACGTATACGGACTACGAGGGCTGTTAGGTAGAGTCTCGGCAGTTCCATCTATTAACTTAAGAGCTGAAACTATCTCATTTATAATTTGTCTACGTTTACTGCTCATTAATCATCCACATCGTATTGAACATTTATCATTATCTCTCCTAGGCCATAAGGGTCTAGTAAACCAGAATCAGTATCTATAGATGCAATCTCTGCAAATATAATCTTGTGATCTTGATTATATTTAATACGCTCTACAACATGAGTAATATCGTCTACAAGATCCTCTAATTTATACAAACTATGTTCTTCATATGCATAAATTCTAATCATAATAGTCATAGAAGCTTCAGTATTAGTTTTAGAATTATATCTATAACTCTCTTCTCCGGCCTGAATATATACGCTTGGAAAATCATTTATCTGATCTATAAATTTTAAACCTTTATATACATTTTGAGAAAGATTAGTTTTAAAAGTGTAACCATATGGACTCGTAGAACCATCTATGGTTTTAAGCTGTGCTACAATATAGTTAACTATTTCTCTACGTCTACTTGTTGCCATTAGTCTAAACCTTGATTAGCTTTAATAAGATTAAAGCGTTTACCAAATAGAGCTCTAGTTACAGAGCTGAGAGAACTACCAATAAGATTTCTTGGATTTCTAGATGTAGCTTCATGAACCCAGTAGTTAGGATTGTAGTAATACTGCATTGTTGCTGATTTCATATCTGCCATTACTTGTAAACTATTTACAAATCTACCTGTGCGATATGTTAAAACTCTAGAAGCCTTAGGAGGCCCTCCCACAGGACCGATAGGCATACGACGAAGCATCTCTCTTTTAGTTAGAGCAGTTATAGTGTCGTCGGTGATGAAATCACCCATAGACGGTTTTACCCTAGTAGCAGCTCTAGTTTCAGATAAGATAGATCTTATAGAGCCAATTCTACTTTGAAATGCTGATCCTGTAGATTTTCTCTTAACTGTATAAGACGGAATTTTAATCTTACCTATTGGTAAAGAACCGCTAGTATCTGCTTTTACTTCTGCTACTGCTTCTCCGCTTAGTTCTTTTAAGTTTTGAGCATTGTTTAGATAGCCTTCTAAATCTGTATCTTTTATAATTTCCACTAGATTTTTGTTAAAAGTATTGGATAAAACAGGGTTAAGAGCTTCTTTTATTCTATCGACTACCGCAGTTTCGTACCTATCTGTATAAGCAAATTTTATACTAGTAGGTGTTAAAGTTATTGACGTATTTTCATATTTGAATGTATCTTTTAAAAAAGCTGTAAATATCTGTTTATTATCGCCAGTACCTGTTACATACTGCATAAATAATAATTTACCTTTAGCTTGAATTTGTTTTGCTGCCGGAGTTTCAGCTAAATTTTTTAATTGTTTATTTAGGTTATCGTTTTTTCTTAATCCTGTTTCTAATCCTGTAATAGCCTTGTGAAATGGTGTTAATAGGTCATTTTGTTTAAAAAAGTTATATATATTTTCTCCTAGTTGCTTTTCAGACTCTTTTCTATCTGATGCTCGATATTGTTTATCAGTTAATCTAGTTATACCGGTAATATTATCAATAATAGCTTTAGATAAAGAAATAACCATAGAATTAGGATCGAACTGAGCTGCATCATAACCAGTTAACAACGTTCTGGAAGATAAAGAGCGAGGGGTTGTTCTTTCTTTTGTTAAACTAAACTTATATAGTTCCCCACTAAGTAAAGAAGGGCGGTCAGCATAAGCAGCAACAACCTCAAGGACATTTTTTCGAAAACCTTGCAAAGATGTTTCTATTAAAGGTATAGTGTTACGTTTTTCATCTACAAAACTTATTGCATCTTCTGCAATCTTTATACCTTTTTCCCTTAAGGATGCGCTTACGTTAAAATCTTGTCCATAAGCATAACCATATTGGCTACCTTTTACCTCAACGCCAGTAGCTCCAGCACCTAAAGATTGATATTGATTTTCAAACTCTGATAAACTAGATCTAAGTTTTTGTATTATAGATGCTGCTTTTTTATCGTCAGGAGCGTAGTTACCGCTGCTAATTTTTTCATAGTTATAGTTAACTCCTAATAACTGATCTATGTGACTACTAGTTAGAGGCAGGTCAGGTCTTGTATCAGACCCACTTGTTCTTGGTTGTATTTTAAATATCTTTCCTAGTTGTAATTCATTGTTTTTAAAATAGTCTTCTTTACTTGCGCTTTCTAATGAGCTGACTGTTTGCTCTATGACAAATTGAATGTCTACTAACGGGGTAAGGCCTGTAGCAGAGGATGTAATTGATTTTGATGTAGATGTTTCCTCTACTATTTTTTTTTGTGGTACTTTTTTAGTTCGCAGAACTGGTCTAACCATTACATCACAATCCTGTAAAGATCTAATACTCGACGAATATGCGGAGCAAACCCGCCAGTAAATTCAAAGGATGAAATACTTTCTCCTTGTAGAGAAACCGCTCTATTTTCTAACCCTTTATGTAGTTCTTTAATATAGTCTAAGGTAACTAGTTTAACATCAGAAGGTATAGTATCATATCCACCGTTATAAGTAATTTTTACACCATGTGTATAGTTATAAAACTGTTTAACACCTAAGATACTGAGAGTCTCTCTACCTGTATCTTGTCCAACGTGTTTAGTTATTTCTCCAGTAGCTCCATACCATGTATACTGTTCTCTATTTAAAGATGAATCATAGGTAGTAATAGCATCTTTAGAACCGTTAAAATGCATTAATAACGTAGTGTTTGTATCTGTTGAATATGTGTAGGTTTGTGGCACAAAGTTAGCATTGGCTCTGTAGCTATTTAGAGACATTCTTATCTCATCTAACTGACCTGAGAAATACTGTTTATCTGTTAAATTTTGTCTTCCTATCTCTACGGGTGCGGATAGGTTAGGGAATACATTAGATACTGTTACTACAGGACTTACTAAAGATCCGCCTTTAAATATTCTGCAACCGTTATTCTCATCTCTAGAAAACATAACATGGACATATTGATTAGCAGTATAGCCAGTAGTAGAACCATTAGCTACATAGGCAATTTGAGTTCCGCCTTGCTTAGCTTCAAAAACTAGTCCTTGTGTGTTGCTAAAACCAAACTTCCAATAGTTATTACTGTCTTCTACTTGTGAGAAAAGGGTCTGAGAGCTGACTAAAGTATTAAATCTAAACCAGCCTTCAACCGCAAAAGGTAAGCTATCAAACCAGAAATCATCGTCGTCTGTTAAAGATAAATATCCTCCAGAACCGTTTAACTGACCGGATGAAATTCCATATTTTACAAATCTAGTTTGAAGACTAAACCCTGTATTAGAAGTAACTGTTTTATTTACTCTAGAAGCGTCAACTATCGAACTGTCTATTGTAGGACCGTCTAAAACTTGATACTGTCTGCCATCATATTCTAAAACCTGATGAACATTATTTACGGGTATGTTTTTAACAAATAAGCTAGAGGTTCCGCCGTCAAATATCTCAGTATATGAATTAGAAGAGAAAACTCGCCCACAATAACTCTCTATCACAGAGCAGCCATAGGTAATTAGATTTGCTAATCTACCATCATGCTCTGTGCTGTTAATCTTAAGATAGTTTTTAACTTCTGCTAGAGTTACATAGTTTGCCATATTTTCCTCTAAAAAAAAGAGGTAGCCATTATTTCTAACAGCTACCTCTCACTTGATTATCAGTAGACTAATCTTATGAAATTAGTGCTGATACTGTTTCAACCGTATTACCAGTATTTGATCCGCCGCTTCTGCTTGCAATTACTTGAACTGCCTTTAGAGTGGCGTTTGCTCCAGTGAAATATGCATTTGAAGAGGCATTTAGAACACTGAAACGAACGTTTGCAGATACTACTGCATTAGAACGGATTGCTCTGTCTATTGCACTAGCGTCGCAACGATCAACTACTAGAGCTACTAGAGCTTGGTTATCAATACCAAGGTCTCCATTTGTGAAGGTTACGTTTTCAAACCTTACAGTTCCTGTAGCACCGTTGGTAATAAATACGCTACGGCCTGTGCTAGCAGCTACACCGCTATTTCCGCTTAGTGTTACATTACGGAAAATATTAGTGTTTGCAGATGCGCCACCTATAACTAGGTTTGCTAGTACTACGTCTGCTGGGTTGCCGATGCCTTCGAAAGTTAAACTATCTAGATTGATAGTTCCCATTTCGTAAACACCAGGCATAAATCTAATTGTTGATCCGAAGTTAAGAGCGTGTGATGGAATTTCATCAAAAGTCTTAAACTGAGCATTGTAGCTTAGATCGGCATCAACGATATGTAGGAATTTTTGTCCGGCTCCTGCCATTTTGTTTCTCCTTATGGGTAGTAGGTAGTATCTCTACTACCTACTCCCGTGCCTAAACTACTATTATGCTCCAGAACGGATTACTGATGCCATTGAATACTTGGTTGCATCAAGGGCAGCACTTGAGTTAGTTGTTAGTGCCTTCATGTCTAGGCGTGTGCTCATGTAGATTGCAGTTAGCTGACGACGTGGATCGTATTCGCTCTCAATCTCCATTGCACGGCGCTCAGCTACTAGGAACCCTGGCTTGTATACTAGTAGACCGATGTGACGGTCTGCACCGCCTACAACGTCTAGGAACTCAGTGATCATAACTGGAATTCCGTATACAGCTCCAAGAGCACCTGTTAGATAGGTTGCGTTTGGACCGAACTTATCAACTGTGCGGAAGTCTGAATTTGATACTAGCTCGTTATATCCTTCAATAGTTGTTAGATATACTAGGTGATCTCCTAGCTGTAGACCGTATTTACCTAATACGGCACGTGCGCTAGCAATGTTAGCTGGGGTAGCCTTGGTTGCGTTACCGCCGGTCTGAACACGGAGACCAGAGATATCATTGGCTAGGGTTGCAATTCCCTTGAATACTGCAGCATAACCAGTTCCTGCTGTGATAGCATTAGTTGGTGAAGCAGTGAACCCGCTTAGTGAACCGTCACCGCGTAGTAGAGCCTTGTCGATTGCACGGCCCATACGACGCATAGAAGCGGTACGTAGGAAGTCTAGTAGAGGAAGAATTGTATCTTCTTCTTCGTCCTTAGCTAGGTGTGTTGTAGCCATGAACTTGTGAGGTGTGAAGTCTACAGACTTAATTGTGCTCTGGTTTGAAGTTGGCACGTTGGTAGCGTCGGCAATACCTGTGGTATATGTTCCGCTAGCGAACTGTGCTACATCACCATCGGTGTCTTCGTCAGCAACTGGGACTCTGAAAGTCTTTGCGTCTACTGACATACGACGTAGCATTTTAGCAACAACTAGTTCCTGCTGTAGTTCAGTATAAACATCTGAGCTAAAGTTTGATAGGAACTGATCTACAGTTGTTACTGCCTTCATACGAGCACCTAGCTTGGTGTCGAATACAGATTCCTTGCGAAGTGCCTTAGATAGTAGGTAGGCATTAGCAAGTTCACGCTGAGTGAACTGAGAAGCACGTGACTGCTCCTGGAATACCATCTTGCTGTTCTGTAGTGCAGCAATTTCGTCTTTGTACTTCTTGATCTGAGCCTGAAGTTCAGCAGCCTTTTCAGATTCACGAGGAGTATACTCACCGTACTTATCCTTTGCGTCTGCTTCCTTGATGATAGCTTCACCAGTCTTTTCAACTAGCTCAGCAACACGAGGCTCGGCAACCTTAGCTGTGGCAGTAGCCTCAGCCTTGGTTTCAGCAGTAGAACCAATAACAACTGGTTCGTCAACAGCCTGAGTAGCCATATTTAATTTCTCCTTTGTTTGAGCTTCTAAATGACCGTGAAGCTTTAGCATTATTTGTCGCATAGATGCTTCACTGTGCTCAATTTCTTTCAATTTATGAATAACTTGACAAATTCTATTTGCGACTACAAAGTCAGAATCAGTCCAGTTTTTAGTAGATACTAAGTTTATTGTTTTGTTTAGTTTTTCTTGTAGAGTTGGGTTAGTTTTTACTAGGTTGTCTGTTTTGAGATCATATAGATCTTTTTCGGTTACGTTATTTAAGTTTTTAAAGTTTGTTAGGATAGTCTGTTTTGTATCTTCATCTAGACTGAGTTCTTCGATCTCTGCTAGCTGAATATCAAAATTTGTTCCTACATCCCATATATTTAACACTTCTAGGGAAGTAGCGTCAATGTTTAAAATTTTATCAAGATGCTGTCCCTGTAAATCTACTTGTTTAAACTGGAAACTTGGACTATCCGAAGTAGCAATCTTAGTAATTACATACCTCTCACCTTTTAGCTGAACAAATTGTCCATTAGCTAGTGCTCCAGTGCTTGCGCTTAATAGATTTACAAAAGGAATTGGCTCGTAAGGATCTGTTTCTTCTACAGTATCTTCTTCGGCTTGTTCAGAATCTTTTGTCTCTACTGTTTTCTGCACAGTATCTTCTGTTCCACTCATTAAAAAGATATTAGGAACGCTTTCCTCTTCTTCGTCTTCTTGCTCTGCGTGAACCGCGGTAGTAAGAATTCTGTGAGTGTGGCCTTCTGCAGCCTGAATTTGGCCATTAATTATCTGATGAACGTGCTCTCTAGAATCAGAGCCGAAAATAGTAGCGCCATCGTCTGTATCTGTCATTTGGAAAATATGATAGTGTCCCATATCACGAGTAGTTATACCAATTCTATATGGGCCTTCGTTTTCTAAGATAGCTTTCTCTTCTGAAGTCATAGAAGCTTTAATCTCTTCTTCTTCTTTTGCATCTTGAACTGGAAAAGACTTTTTAAAGGTCTCATACTCTTCTTGATTTTCAAAATTCTTCTTTACAGAGAAAAGACTTTCCTGGTTAGCAGGAACACTTACAACGCTGATTTCTAGTCTC